GGTTTTCGGTCGACAGTAGCACGGTACGTTCACGTTTCACGCTCCATAGGTAACTGAGTATGTTTATCTGCGGTTCCAATGCGTAGTGTTTCCATTGATCGAGCCATCGGCTTACGCCGATAACCCAATCAACGACAAACGTCCAGGGTATCGCATTCCATATGATACTGGGGTTTAAGTTAGCCCCAATAGCATCAAGGAGTCCGAGTAATCGCGCATGCGCGACCTGGAATCCACTATAACAATAGTTATAGCGGATTTCTGCATGGAAGACTGTAGGTTTAGAGTAAACCAACCGACGAGCAACGGTAGAAGTTATCTCATGTAGTCCGGGTACGTACCCGGGCATGATGATGTAACTAGTACTATCGTTCAAGTTAGTTGATAACTCTTGGAAAGTATAGGCCCAATGCCTATTCTGAACCCTACCCGCCCTAGACACCAGATTGTATATACGATCTGCTGTCTTGAGTAAAGCGGCATGAATGCCGCTTATGTCAGATAACAACGGAATGATGTTGAACTGCGCTTGCAGGTAACTATCTGCCGTTGCGTGGAAATACTGTCTCAAGGTTCTCCTCGTTCTCACGAGGAACTTATCAAGAGACCGTAGTGTACGAGGAAGAGTCCGAAAATCCTTCAACTCGATTAACGAGTTGACGATTGACAGATTCGCCTTAATGTACGGTAGCATTGAGTCTAACGACCTTTGCTGCAGTGCACCAAGTTGCGGAGGTTCAGGGACAAATTGCCCCTGACCCACCTTCACGTACATCGGCTGGAGTCCATTAAATGGTGCTCCTGCCGTTCCAAACGACCCGCGGTATGCCCAATAAGGGTCACGATGCTCGCCGACTCGATAATTGTGATCTTCGATCGCATTATCGACTAGCGAGATGTGAGCCCCGTAGGTAGTTTCGGGACTAGTCCAGCGCTTATAGTGCTGAACAGGTTTCCAAAACTTCCTACTCGTAGTATTATCATCCCACATTTCTTCATAATAATTCTGAAAAGAATCAGAATAAAAGAGGATATGAGGGTCATAGTACTCCGGGTAGAATGCAGAAGGAGTTCTAGTCTTGTATAAGACAGTCTCCTCTCTACGTTCTCGATTTGTGCTTCGCGAGCGCGTTTCAAACATAACACATGGAATGCTGAACATAGTTCAACTTAAGGGTGACGCCCAACAGGGGCG